TACCACCAGAAAGATTTGCACCACTTCCTGTTTCAGCACTAGGCATTGTAATTGTAATGCTAGAACTTGTTGGTACACTAGTTACCATAAATTTTTTATCAGCAAAATCAGCTGCACCAAAATTAGAATTAGTTATAGCTGAAAAAGTAGAAGCATCTCCAAATAATATAATATCACCAGCTTGAAAAGTTGTTGTGCCAGCAAATGTTATGGTTACTTCTGTTTGTCCATTACTCGTGCTAAAACAATTTGTAAGAGCTGTGCCTGATGGATTAACTAAAGGATGGATGTCATAAAAAACACCTCCAGAATATGCATATAAAATTCTATTAGTTCCTATAGCTGCAAATTTTGTAGAGGCTGAATTAACAAAATGATGTAAACCTCTAGCTACACCAGTTAATTTAGACTCACCTAGTTGGGACCAACCCCCTATTTTTTCAGGTGTACCATATCTAAAACGTACATTTTCACCACCTGTCCATTGAGACTCGGCTCCTGTAGATGTAACTTGTTTATTGAATCCGGGTAAAAAACCTAGTTTTTGTAACATATAAAAATCCTGTTTCTAGGTGTTATAGCAGATTGTGAGTGATTTCAATAGATTTAAAGCAGAGGGAATCAGTGGTGGATCATCCCCCTGCAAGCCTATTCTATAGACTATTTTTTTAATTTTGTCAACTTTGTACCTTTGAACCAAGCGGGTACACCTAGCAAAGGTCGTTTGTCTAAATAATTTTCTTTAGCCATTTTAGAATTAAATTTATTATAATGTAAAAATACTTGTCCACAATTTTTACCATTAAATTCTTCTCGCCAATGTTCAAGATCACAACCAGAATATATTAACATGTCTCCTTGTTTAAGATCTACTTTAATACCAGCTTGACCATTTTTACCTGTTGGGTCTAAATAGATTGGCCATGGATCACCACCTAAATTTAATGTTGTAGATATTTCACACGAGTATCTATCTTTATGTCTAGCTAATACATCACCTTTTTTATAAATTCTTGCATAGGAATATGTAGGACTTAATTTAAGGCCAGTGTGTTTTTCCATTACTGGTTTTACTTCTTCTAATAAAGTTTCCATTGCAATGTCACTATAATGTGAATAAGTATTAGGAACCTGGTCGTCGTTCCATACACCAAAATATTCGGTAAATGGTGATATATATCTTTGATCAAATAAAAATTGTGCAACATTTCTTTTATTTAAAAAATATTTGTAAACAAACTCTGCAAGTTCAGGTGATATAGCTTGTTTTAATACTGTGTATTTATTTTTTTTAAACGACATTTAATACTCCTTTTGGTATTGCTTGGCAGTTCCAATGTATAAATCTAAATGGGCTATAACCCATGTCTACAATGTACTGATGAGGCATGTATGATGGAAAAAACATTATTCTTCCTGGTTTAACTTGATAACTAATTTGCGATGAAGCATAAGTTACTTTTGTTTTATCTTTTTCTGGTAACAAATTCATAATATTGCCTGGTCTTGGATCTTCAAACATAGGCAAAGATGTAGTCTCATCTGCTTTTAAAAAATAAAAACCTGACATGTGACCATTCCAATGAGTGTGTAATGTGTGATGTCCACCACCTTTTTTAGCAAACTCTTGTACCCACATTTCTGTAGTAAATATTTGAAATCCAGATAAATCAAAACCCATTTCATGTAATAAGTTATATGATGTAGCACCTACATAATTTTGTAATTGTGCAAAATTAGGATCACCAATTAATGTTGTTGAATGAAATACATGACCCATATCACCTTTGTCACCAAATTTTTTATTACGTTTATCAATATCCGGTTTTAATATTTTTTTTGATGCTTCAATATATTTGTCTGATGCTTTATTTAAATCATCAACAAATTTAGGTTCATCTGCAAACCAAATAGGACATTTAAAAAATTCTTCTAATTGTAACTGTTTTGGATAACCTATAACTTCTTTTTTTATTTTTTGTTTTCTAGCTTTAGTTTTTTTCTTTTTCATATTTCTCCTTTATTGAAATGGATATCCTAAGTTCCATATTACTAAACTGTTTCTTTCTCCGCTTTTAACAGGACATACTCTATGCCATACAAATGAAGGAAATACAACTAAAGATCCTTTAGGTAATATTTCTGTACATTTCTTAACGTTTCTTTTTTTATCTGGATCCATGTTTCTAAAATCAAATTCTAATTCACCACCTTTATAGTCTTTAGGATCTGACAATGTAACTGTTACAGATAGTTTTCTAATTTTACCATGCGATGGATCATTTGCATGCTCTCTGATATAGGGTTTTTCCCAACTATCACAATGCCAATCATAGTATTGGCCTTTTTTATATTTTGTAAATTGACAAGACTCTGAATAGTCCCAATTAAAATTCCAACCAGCACTAGCATTTGCTTGATGAACGTAAGGTTGTATTTCTTTATATACCCATCTATCATTTAGCCAAACAATATTAGAATCTCTTTTCTTTTTTAAATCTTTAATTTGTTTTTGATTTAATTTTTTATCGCCATAACCACCAGTAACTGCCATTTGTTCTTGCATTTGATGACCATACTTTACAATATCATCACAAATTCTATGAGGAACTGCTGATTTAAAATACCAATAATAATTTGTTAGGTTCATATATCTTTATGAACTTAATATAACATTTGTTATGAAACTGTCAACGTTCCAGACACTGTAAAAGTAGCTAATTTATCTCCACCGGGATGCGTAGATGTTGAATTAGTCCCAGGAGAAACTGCAAAAGTTGTATCACTAGGTGCTCTTACAATAATAATACCTGATCCACCTGCTGCTCCTGCTCCTCCAGTGTTGTAACCGCCACCTCCACCACCACCACCTGTGTTAGCAGTACCTGCAGTTGAAGTAGTTGCAACTGAACCAGGTGTTCCTGTACCACCAGCTCCACCACCACCGGCTCCACCGGCTCCAGCTGATCCTGGCGTTCTTTTTCCACCACCGCCACCACCAGCATACGTTGTACAACTATTATTAATATTGTTAGGTGCTCCTGCTCCACCTGCTCCTGCTGCAGGATTTGAACCAGCTCCACCTGCTGCTGTGGCTCCACCTCCACCACCACCTGCATCTAATCCCGCAGGTGCACCAGAACTTAAACCACCAGGATTACCTTGTGGTGGAACAGTTGCTGGAGTATTACCTAAACCTGCTGGTCCAGGCACTGGGTTATCTCCTTCCATACCACCACCAGAACCTCCTGGTCCACCTATTCCTGCAGCAGGATTAGGTGAGGAATTACCACCACCAAAACCACCTCCTGCAGATGTAATACATCCAAATATAGAATTACTTCCATTTGTTCCAACTGTGCATGATGTTGAAGATGTAGGGGCTGCAGAACCACCACCTCCAATTGTGATAGTGTAGTCTCCTCCAGCTATTTGTAATGTTGATCCTTGTAAGGGTGATGGACCATAAGCTGATGCTCTATAACCTCCGGCACCACCTCCACCACCACCTCTAGTAGCTCCAGATCCACCACCTGCGACTACTAAATAATCTATACTAAATAATTTTTCTGGCCATGTTCCACATTTAATAGATTGAAATTGACTTTGCATTGACCACACACCACTTGCTTTGTTTAATTCTTTTACGATAACTATTCCAGAGCCACCTGAACCACCACACCTATTAGCGACACCAGCACTTCTTCCAGCACCTCCACCGCCTCCACCAGTGTTAGCACATCCTGCTGTTCCATTAGCACCTTTACCACCAGCACCTCCACCACCAGCACCTCCAGATCCTGCGGGTTCACCACTACCAGAAAATGTACCACCTCCACCACCACCAGCGTATGTTACTGAACTTCCTGTAATTGTATTTGCTTTACCAGCACCACCAGCACCACCTCCTGAGGGAGGTGCTCCAGCAGCACCAGCAGCACAAGCTCCACCACCACCGCCTCCATAATAATGAGGATCGTTTGAAGGACCACCAGCTCCTCCATCACTTCCTTGAGGGGGAGTTGTAGGGGGATTATTTCCAGGACCAGCTGCACCAGCGCATCCAGGTCCGCCAGAAACACCACCTCCTCCCGATCCTCCTGCAGCTCCAGCTTTTTTAGAAGCAGGTTCGGGACTATTTCCTCCTCCACCTCCTCCACCACCTTCAGAAGTATAAGTTGTACATCCGATTACTAATGAAGAATTTACTCCATCTGTTCCTTGATTAGTTACGTCTGCAGGTCCAGCTCCACCTGCTCCACCTGCTCCAATTGTTGCAGGGATAGAACCACATGCATTTATATTATTAAATTCTCTATATCCACCAGCTCCACCAGCACCACCAGCACCACCGCTTGTTCCACCACCAGCACCACCTGCAACAATTAATGTATCAACAAGTTTAGTTCCTGGTTGTAATGTTATATTTCCTGAAGATGTTTTAGATGTAACGGTGTTTTTTCCGAAAGAAGTATTATTTACTGCTCCGATTACACCACCGTTTGCTGAGCCAGATCTTGGCATTTAAGTGTCCTCCTATGCGGACACCCAAGCTGTGCCGTTCCAATCGTAGATTGTTGGTGTTTCCGCTTCGTCGTTAGATTTAGTTGCTTCCCAACCTTTTGTGTTGTCAGCTTGATATTTTGTTTCGTTCCAAGATATTATATATCTCCAAACACTTGGATCTTCCCCATCATCTATAATTGTTGGATGTGTTATTGGTGCTTGCCAATCGTCATTAGAATCTAATGACCATGATGCATGAGGTTGTTGTGATAAAAATTTATCTTTTACAGGATCATAAACCATTCCAATTCCTGCGTATTGTTTTCTAAAATTATGATTGTAAGAAGTTTGTTTCCAAATTCCACCTTTAAAAAAATTAATACACCATGTTTCACCATCTTGGTGCATGTCTGAAGGAACGCAATCGTTTCCTACAACTACTACTCTTTCAACTACTTGATGAGTATCTGATGTAATTCCTGTTGGATCTACTTTTGTTTTTAATTCTGCGAAATGTGCCATATTTTTACTCCTTAAATTTGTATTTATAAATTAATCTTAACTTATTGTCAACGTTCCAGTTACTGTAAATGATGCTACTTTACACCCTCCAGCTGGTCCTGGTAATGTTGCAATACTATTAGTTCCTGGTGCTACTGCTGCACATGTTGATCCTGGTACACGTACTATTACTACACCTGATCCACCAGCTCCTGAAGATGTGCCACAATAAGGCATACCTGGTCCGTTAGATGCACCGCCACCTCCACCACCAGTATTTGCTGTACCGGCTACACCGGCTGTTCCAGGGAAAGCTCCACCAGCTCCACCGCCACCAGTTCCTCCAGTACCTCTAGTTATACCTGGTCCATAATAACCACCACCTCCACCACCAGCGTAAGCTACACAAGAATTAGTTATATTGTTTGTTGCTCCAGCTCCACCAGGACCTGCCACTGCTCCAGTAACAGCTGTACCTGCTGCAGTTGCTCCACCACCACCACCTGAAATATTATAACCACATCCAGGTTTATTACCACCAGCTCCACCAGCATTTCCTTGAGGAGGAGTTGTTGGAGGACTGTTTCCTATTCCTGCAGTTTGACCTGGACTATTACCACCTGAAGCACCACCACCTGAACCTCCAGCTATTGGCGATGCAGGAGCTGCTAAACCAGAATCTTCAGAGTTACCACCACCTCCACCGGCAGATGTTATTGTTGAAAATACTGAACTACTTCCTTGTAAACCAACTCTATCAGCGACAGGTTGTGATCCTGAACGAGCTGCACCTCCAGCTCCAATTGTAATACTGTATGGTCCTGGACTTAAAACTGCTGCAGAACCTTGTAAAGGAGAAGGTCCATAACCAGAAGCACGATAACCTCCAGCTCCACCTCCACCACCTTCTTTTTGTCCACCGGAACCACCACCAGCGACTACTAAATAATCTGCTGTAACAACATTTGGATCTCCATCACCGATTGTTAAACATCCTGATGCTGTAAAACTTGCTATTTGATCTATACCAGAAGGAGTACTAGCATAAGAAACTGAACCACCTGGTGTTGTTGATAATGTAACTCCTTGACCTGCGTTTGCTCTTACAATTACAATACCTGAACCACCAGCTGCACCATTAATGTCTACTGGATAACCACCAGCACCGCCACCGCCTCCACCTCTGTTGGTAGTTCCTGCTGTAGCTTGATTTCCTGGACCAGTTGGTCCACCGCCTGCTCCACCAGTTCCGCAAGGAGAACCTGCTCCTGCAGGGGCACTTGTTGGACTTCCACCAGGAGTAACAACACCTCCACCTCCACCGCCAGCGTATGATGTATCTGTTCCTGTAATTGCATTTGGTGCTCCTGCACCACCTCTACCACCAGCACTACTTGGTCCTGGTTGTCCAGCTTCGGTTGCACCACCTCCACCACCACCGGTATAAAATGGTCCAGCTGTTCCTTGTGCTCCGTCATTTCCTTGAGGAGGGACTGTTGGAGGCGTATTACCTGATCCAACGGTATTGGCTCCATAAGTTCCACCACCTGAACCACCTGGAGCAAAACTTGGATTACAAGTTCCTCCAACTCCAGCACCACCACCTGCAGAAGTTATTGTTGAAAATATTGAATTAGTACCTTTTGAACCATTTACATTTGTTCCACCTCCTGGGGTAGAACCTGCACCACCTGCTCCAACTGTTATTGGAAAAGTTCCTAAAGCTAAAGTTAACGCTGAACCTTGTAATGGACTTGGTCCATATCCTGATGCACGATAACCTCCTGCACCGGCTCCACCATTACCATTAGAAGTTGAACCCGCTCCACCTCCACCACCAGCGACTACCATGTAGTCTACATCTAGTGTTCTTGAAATCCAATTTCCTTGTTTTACAAAATCATATACGGTATTCATTTGCCAAATACCTGGCGCAGCTTTAAATGAATAAGCTGCTTCTTTTACTACAACAATTCCTGATCCACCTGATCCACCTGAAACTCCACTGTTAGTAACTAAACCACCGCCACCACCTCCAGTGTTAGTTGTTCCAGAACCTGCTGGTTGATTAGTAGGAGCTCCACCACCACCATCTCCACCACCACCTGGACCACCAGGTACAACTCCAGGAGAAGATCCTCCTGATGTACCGCTACCACCACCACCAAATAATCCTGGTGCGCTTGGTCCTGCTTGTGGTTGATCTGCTTGATAAAAAGGTTGAGGTGCTGCTCCAAAGTGAGGTGTTACATCTACTCCTGCACCACCATTATTACTTGGAAAATTTCCTCCAACGGCATTGGCACCACCGCCACCACCTCCAGCGTTAACTCCACCACCAGGTCCACCTGCTCCACCATTGTTTCCTTGAGAAGGACTAACAGGAGGTGTGTTACCACTACCTTGAGAAGAATTAGGAACAGCAGAATCTCCACCAGCTGATCCTCCACCTGATCCTCCAGGATCTCCTACGTGTCCATACGAACCGCCTCTACCACCACCTGTAGATACCGTACATCCAAAACTTGAATTGCTACCTGAAGCATTACTACAATTAGCTGCACCTGTTCCACCAGCTCCAACTACTACACTTGTTCCACTTGATACTGTTTGACAAGTTAAAATTCTAAGACCACCAGCTCCACCACCACCAGCGTGTTCACCTGCGGCTCCACCACCACCGGCAACAACCATAACAGTTGCACCTGTTCCTGGATAAGAACCTGTTTTGTTATATGTACCTGATGATGTAAAAGCTACGTTGGTAGAAGATACTGATGTACACAAGTTTGTGTTTGGGGGTCCAATTATTCCGCCATTGCCAGCCATAATTTAAACCTCCTATGCGTCGTCTAATACTTCATATGAAATAAATAAATCTAGGTCACCTGAAGCACTAGCTCCACCCTTCAGTATGTCACCTTCCATTAAATAAATAGGTGTGTCCGAAATGACTAACGTTGCGTCAGCCGGGACTGAAACTGTTTTTGCTAAATAAACTGTTGCGTCGGCACCTGTTGGAGTAATACCCGTTGCTCCAGCAGTTGTTAAACCATCTACAAATAAATCTACATTCGCTGCATTTGTTCCGTCAACATTTGCTACTGTAATTCTATTAATTTTTAATAATTTTTCTGCATCAACTGTTAATAGAGTTGCAGTTGTTGTATTAGATAAATTGAAACCAAGGTTTCCACCTAAGATTGATGTTACATTTACTATATTTGGGTTTGCCATTTTTTAATCTCCTTATTTCTTTTAACCGAATACGATCGCCATTGCAATAGCTTTTCCTACAGAAACTGCAGGTGCTTGCATAGTTGGGGCCGCTCCTGAACCATTTGATGTTAATACAAAACCGCTAGTTCCTTCAGCGACTGCGCCAAAAGAACCTGAACTATTAATTTGAACTTGTCCAGTAGTTCCTGCAGCTCCAGCACCAAGTGATAAATCTTTAATATTTGGGTTTGTGCCATCGTCTGCACATGCAAAAACTAATTTATCGCCTTTGTCTGTAGCAGAAAAAGTAACAGATGTCCCACTACCAGATATATATTCAAACTCAACTTCGTGTGCTCCAGATGTTGTGTTTCTTAACAAATAAAAAGTTTCTACATCCAAAGGAATTCTTACATTTTGTTTTCCAGTAATTGTTCCTGTAAATTCAATCATTCTAAATTGACCAGTTCCAGTTGTATTACCATCTGTAATTGTCAAATCTGTGTTTTGAACTCCACCCGCAATTGATTTTGCAGAATACCCACCAGTAAGTTGTTCTATAAGATTTAAATTTGTATTAGTTTTTGTTCCCCATGTACCGGCATTTTCGCCAGTCGCCATTAATTCTACGCCAAGAGGTGTGTATGTTGAAGCCATTGTTTAATTCTCCTAATTATTGCATTTATATTGGTTATTTAGTTTTAAGTCAAACATAATTATTACGGTGTTTTTCTTGTATATCCTGTACTAGTTTTAGGTGTTAATCTTGTATATCCTGTACTCGTTTTAGGTGCAAGTCTTTGATAATATCTTAATATTAAATTATCATTTAAACTAGTCGTAGCTGTTAATCCTAAACCTTCTAAACTAGCACCACTAACTTGTACACTAGTAACTGTACCCAAACTAGTTGTACCGCTTTGACCTGTCAACGCAGCTATAGTTTCTGGAGAAGCTGTAGGAGTTCCTAATGTTGTTATTAATGGTGATAACGCAGATAATTCTGTTACGGGATCAGATGTAATTGTTAAAGATCCTAAAGTAAATGTAGCAGATAATCCTGTTAATCCCATGACATCAGCTGGAGATATAGAGCCAAGAGTTGTAGAAGCTGATTGTCCAGATAAACCAACTGAATGATCATCTAATGATATTAATCCTTCTGACGATACTAAACCTAATCCTGTAAGTGTAATTGTAAAGTCTGCTTTTACAGCAGATAAAGAATTTAATGTAGTGGTAGCAGATAAACCTGTTAATCCAACTACATCTTCAGCAGTAACTGTTCCAAGACTTGATGTTAAACTTAAACCAGTTAATGTTTCAGTTGCAGATTCAACAGAACCCCAACCATTTTGACCCCAATTAAGTGTACCCCAACCTGGTTTAACTTCAATTAATTCGTCTATATCTCCAAGAGATGTTGTAGCTGTAAGACCTGTAAGTGTAATAATAGGTGTATCACCCCAAGATTGATAACCCCATGTATTTCTTCCCCATCCAGTTTCAACTACATTAGAATCACCATAATCCATTTGTCCCCAATAAGAACGACCCCATCCATCAGTATTTGCTTCACCACCCATTCCACCGTGGTTGGTACAATAATAATATAAAGTTGAAGGTGCTCCTACAGCTACTTCAATTTGTGTATAAGCGCCAGAACTACCAGGAGTTCCAACCGCAGTAACTCCAGTTGTATATTGAGTGCTACCTGCTGCATCTGCAGCAGTTGCAAATCTTAATGGATGAGTGCTGTTGCTTGAATCTGATTGATCAAATTTATAAGTAAGACCTGCACCGATCATTACGGTGTCTTGTTGAACTCCATCAATAACATATTTATTACCACCGCCAGTGCTGACTACCGTTACGGTAAATGTCTGAGCTATTGACATAAGGACTTCCTCCTTATGCTATTTGAATAATAGCGTTACCTGCTGTTTGAGCTGGGAATTGAATTGTAAAAGTTCCACTTGTAACAGTTTTATTTGCACCAAAATTAATTGCACAAACTGATCTGTTAGTTGTAAATCCTGTAACAGCTGTTGTATTGTAAATTAAACATCCTCTTGCTGTAAAAGTTGCAGAACCAAAACTTGAATCAGCAAATTTTATACATGCTGTATCTCCAGATAAAACTGGATCTGCACTAGCTGTTAATGCATTTCCACCTGACGGATATCCAGTAGAAGTTGTACTAACTTCATGAGTGTTTGTAGGATCTGCTGAAGCATCTGTAGGTGCTGTGTATTGAGTTGTTGATTTACTTAAAGTTGCTGAATCTGTAAATAAAGCTAATTTAAATGCGTTTCCTGTAGGTGCACCACTAGCGTCATTAAAATTGTGTCCACCTTGTAGAATTTCTACTTTGAATGAATTACATATTGCCGATGTTATTGCCATAAAAA